GTTTGAAGATACCCACATACAAACTCCAATAGAAAAACGTGGTTTTGATGGGAATTATTGGTTATGGTCACAGCCAAATTACACAAAAAATTATATTGTTGTTGCGGATGTTGCTCGTGGTGATGGCGCAGATTATTCAGCATTCCATGTAATTGATGTTGAAACGGTAGAACAAGTGGCTGAGTATAAAGGTAAGATAGAAACTAAACAATATGGTAATCTGTTAGTAAATGTTGCTACTGAATGGAATGATGCATTGTTAGTGATTGAAAACGCTAATATTGGCTGGGCTGTAATTCAAGAAGCAATAGATAGAAACTATAAAAACTTATACTATTCATATAAGGAATTTGGATATGTGGATGAAAATATACATTTACAAAAGGCATATGATTTAAAAGATAAATCACAAATGGTACCTGGATTTTCAATGACAAGTAGGACTAGGCCGCTGGTAATATCAAAATTAGATACTTATATGAGGGAGCGTGTACCAATTATACGTTCAAAACGGCTGATTGATGAATTATTTGTATTTATTTGGAATGGTAGCAGAGCAGAAGCTCAGCGTGGGTATAATGATGATTTGGTAATATCATTCTCAACATCGCTATGGGTTAGAGATACCGCCTTAAAACTAAGACAGCAGGGTATTGAGCTAAATAAAAGGGCACTATCTCTAACAACTAAAAATTCAGGTGTATTCAAAACTACATCTAAAAAAGCTACCGATATGTGGAATATGAAAGTTGGTAAAAACAATGAAGATATTCGGTGGTTATTGTAAATGTATTTTTTTCAATATTTATATTTTGTAAGATATTATTAACTAAATTATATTATGGCAGATAAATCATTATTCAGTAGACTTCAACGATTGTTTTCAACACAAGTTGTTGTAAGGCGGCTCGGCAAAAACAAAATCAAAGTAGTTGACTCATCAAGACTTCAGAGCTCTGGTAATTCAGAAAGCTCATCTTACTATGATAGATACGGTAGATTACACGGCTCTAACTCAAAGAAGAATTGGCAAACTTACAATGACCGTTTTAATTATCATTCTAACAAATTAGAACTTTATACAGACTATGAAGCTATGGATAAGGATTCCATAATATCATCTGTTTTGGATATATATTCTGATGAATGTACTTTAAAAAATGATATGAATGATGTTCTTAGAATAAATTCATCAAATGAAAAAATAAAGAAAACTTTAAATAATTTATTCTATGATGTTTTGAATATCGAATTCAACCTATGGGCATGGATTCGTGGTATGGTCAAATATGGTGACTACTATTTATATTTGGATATCGATGATGAATTGGGTGTTGTAAATGTACAACCACTCTCAGTATATGAAACTATAAGAGAAGAAGGTTACGATTTGGATAACCCATATTCAGTTAGATTTGAAGTAGAACAACACAATACAAACCATCATTCAGTTAAAAGTAATACAAAATACTTAGAATCATTCCAAGTGGCCCACTTCAGATTAATATCTGATAGTAATTTCCTACCCTACGGCCGCTCTTTATTAGAAGGAGCACGGAAAACTTGGAAGCAGTTAACCTTGATGGAAGATGCGATGATGATACATCGCATTATGAGGGCGCCTGAAAAGCGAATCTTTAAAATTGATATTGGTAATATACCACCGGGTGAAGTGGATACATATATGCGTAATATCATAGACCAAATGAAAAAAACACCATATATAGATGAAACCACTGGAGACTACAATCTAAAGTTCAATCTTCAAAATATGTTGGAAGATTATTACTTGCCAATTAGGGGTGGTCAGAGTGGAACTGAAATTGATTCTCTAAGTGGGATGGAATTTGGTGGTATTGATGATGTTGAATACTTAAAAAACAGAATGTTAGCAGGTCTTAAAGTGCCAAAATCGTTTATCGGATATGATGAGGGTGTATCGGGTAAAGCTACGTTAGCTCAACAAGATATTAGGTTCGCTCGCTCGGTTGAACGAATCCAAAAGATTGCACTTTCAGAACTAACTAAAATAGCAATAATACATTTATACTCTCAAGGATATACTGATGCCGATTTGGTTAATTTCAACATAGAATTAACAAACCCATCGGTAATATATGACCAAGAAAAAGCAAATTTATGGTCTGAAAAAATTAGATTAGCTAATGATTTGAAAGATAGTAAATTGATATCTCAAAAATGGATATATGAAAATATATTCAATATGTCTCAGCAAGAGTGGCAAAAAGAACAATATGGCGTTATCAATGATTTGAAATTAGGGTTCAGGCAAGAGCAAATACAGAATGAGGGTAATGACCCATCGGTTACAGGTGAATCATTCGGAACACCACACGACCTTGCAACAATCCAACAAACAGAAAGTGGCGGTGATAGTGAAAAACCACAGTTTGAAAATGAAGTTCCAGATGGTGGTTGGGAAGGTGCTGGTAGACCAAAAGAGGGTGGTAATTACGCAACTGATAAATCACCATTTGGTCGTGACCCATTGGGAAATAAATCTATAAATAGTGAATCTACTAATGCTATGTTAGATTCTATGAAGATGAAGCTTAAAACTAAGAAAATTATAACAGAATCTTTAAAACCTACTGATAATAAAGATGAAATTGATATGTTAGATGAAAAAAATATATTGGAATCTGATATTTAGTATATTTATAGTTAACTTATAGTTTGTAAAAATTGATGTAATATAATGAAAAAACTTAAACACAACAAATATAGAAATACTGGTGTTCTATTTGAGCTTTTGGTAAGGCAGATAGCTACTGATACTTTAAACAATAGAGATTCAAACGCTACGGCTATAATCAAAAAGTATTTTAGTAATAATACTGATTTATCAAAAGAACTTAAATTATACCAAACTACAATCAACGAAGTATTTAATTCAGAATATAAAGCTAGTGAATTTTTAAATATAATACTTAACGAGCGCTCTAAATTAAATAAAAAATCATTAAATAGAGAAAAGTATAATTTAATAAAAGATATTAAAAATAAATATGTTTTAGAGGATTTCTTTAAATATAGAATTACAAACTATAAAGAAAATGCATCAATATATAAACTATTTGAATATTCAAGTAACGATAACCCTAAACAACATATAGAATGTAAATCAACTTTGTTAGAGCATATGACTGGTAAATCTAAAAAATCTGTTGTAGAATCTAAAGTAAATGAAAGTTATTCAAAACAGCCTAAAGAAGTTAGATTACTCGCTTGGAAACTTTTAGTTGAAAACTTTAACGAAAAATACACAACGCTGACTAAAAAACAAAGAAGTGTATTAAAGGAATACATCAATTCAGTAGATAATTCTGAAAAGTTGAAATCATTTGTTGTTAAAGAATGTAATATCTTAGAATCCGCTCTAAATAAAATTAACATAACAGATGATGTTATAAAAATAAAAGTAAATGAAGTTACAAAGCTTACAGCCAAATTGAAAGAATCGAAAATAATATCAGAATCTCAAGTATTATCATTACTTAGGTATTATGAATTATACAAAGAACTGAAAAAGGTATATAAATGATGAAAAGTTTAATAAAAGAACTTAACGATAAATTTCAACAATATGAAGAAGAAGAATTGGATGAAGCGAATGTTACATCTAATTTAGATGGTGGTGAAGGCCCACCAAGAACGCCAATGGCATTTTCAAAATCTAACGATGAAGATGATTTGGATGATGACACAATTGAAGTGTTGGGTTACAAAAAATCCAAAAAATCCAATAAGCATACACAAGCAATGGAAGCTTTTGAAACTAAGATGGAATCATTAATCAACGAAATATCTTATAAAGAATACAAAAAAGATGATTCAAGAAAGGATTATCAAAAAATAAACGATTCAATCAAAAAGATAAATTCGATGATGTATAAAATGGAACGTATTGTAAACCAAAATTCAAAATTAAAACAAGAAGCAGGTGTACACAACGGACAATATTGGAAATCAACACAAGCTAGATTTCAGAAAATATCTGAAAGAATGGTTAGAGTTGCACGAAAAATAAAAGAACTAAGCTCATAACAAGGAAATGATGAAAAGACTATTAGTAGATACACAAAATTTCAGCTTAACAAAAGCACAAATCAATGAGGCTATTGCAACTAATGGTGGTAGGTTAATAGTAGAGGGTGTCTTACAAAGGGCTGAAGCTAAAAACCAAAATGGTAGGGTATATCCAAAAGAAATCCTAATGCGTGAAGTATCTAAATACAAAGATAGAGAAATCAAAGAAAATCGTGCTTATGGTGAATTAGACCATCCGGATTCATCGGTGGTGGAATTAAAAAATACATCACATATAGTTAGAGATGTATGGTGGGATGGTAACGATGTGGTTGGTAAAGTTGAAATTCTAAAAACTCCAGCCGGAAACATCCTAAAAGAACTATTGGAAGCTGGCTGTACAGTTGGTATATCATCACGTGGTATGGGTTCAGTAAAAGAATCAAAGGGTGGCACTGTTGTAGTAGAAGATGACTTTGATTTAGTTTGTTGGGATTTTGTATCTAATCCATCTACACATGGTGCATTTATGAGACCAATAAACGAATCAATAACATCTAATAAATTAAAATCATATAATAAAATCAATAATATAATACGTGACATCATTTGTGAGATTGATGGCGTTTGTTGTTTATAATTAAAATAGGAATCAAAAATGAGTATCAAAAAGAATAGAGAATTGATGAATGAACAAATCAAACGACTAAGAGGTGAACTTAAAGAATCAGTAAACGAAAAATATGATGGCCCAATGACCATAAAAGTACCAGCTGACGAAAAACTAAAAATTGGTAGTATAATTCGAGCCGAAGATGAACAAGGTAAATCTATATTAGCCAAAGTAGTAAAATATTCAGGTAAGGGTAAGAGAGGAACTAACCATTATATCGTTGAACCTGTAAAAGGTGCTGCAAAAACATGGAAGCAACTCTATGGAGAATCAGTAAATGAAGCCAAACTTAACGAATCATCGGATGAAGCTTTAACAGATAAAGAGCAAGAGATGGTTAGAAAAGCTCTAGAACGAGCAACGGGTGTAAGAGTAGACTCCGAAACTACTCAGACTAGATACGATTCGGGTACTAGCGATTTTCTATTTGCGGGTGGTGATGAAATGATGTTATATATTGGGTTTGGTGATGATGATGGGTATTATGTTAGTATTGACACTTATGACGACCAAATAGCATTTGAATCTACTACTGATTTTAAAAGTGCGTTAAAAGCCGCAGTGAAAATGGCTAAGAAACATAAAAAAAGATTAACTACAGAATATAAATCAGTAAATGAATCCACAATGGATGACGCTATAGAACTATTAAAAGAGTTTAAATCCCAAGCATACTTCAATGGGAATATGAAAATAGGTCAAGTATACTCTAACCCATACGCTCGCTCATTTGTAAATGAAAAGGGTGAGGAAATACAACGAGAATCTGGACTTAACTTAGAACAAAAACAAGCGTTTTTAGAAGCAGTTAAATCATACAAACGGTATAGTGAATCTATCTACAGAAATCGAGATTTAAAAGAGGTATACCAATCAATCAAAAACGTGGTGGAAGTAGCACAAAAAATGACTATTGATGAAACGCAAGATTGGTTCGATGGTGTTACTGTAGGTAGACATATGAAAAGGATGAATGAATCTTTTAAAGTATTTGAAAAAACACTTAAAGAAGTTTATACACTACAACAAAGATTGGAATCAGCATACGATGAAATTGGTGAAGTATTAGGAAAGTACTACGAAATCAACGAATTGGAAGAAGGTAATGAGTTTGGTGCTGCAAGAGCAAAAGCAATCGCAAGTGGTGAAGATTCATTTGAAGTAGATGGTAAAACTTACAAAGTAACTGGTGTTGATAAAGAAGATAAAGAAAACGCTAAGAAATTCGTAGGTGAATCAACAAACGAATCCACAAAACTAACTGATATACTCAAAAAAAAAGTTAAATCAGTAAACGAAGCAGTATCATCTTCTAAGATAAAAGCATCATTATATAAAAAGATTGATTGGGCAAATATAGCCGATGATGAAATTAAATTATATCCCAATCCAATTAGAATAGAACCAGATAAATTTGATGCGCAACTTAAAAAATATTCCAAAGCATTTAAAAATCCAT